TCATGCCATTCCCAATTGAGTATGTTCCTGTCCTATAAATCGTGTTAAGTACATTAGATGCAATATTCGGTATTACCGCCCCTGACTCACCAAAAGATGCAATCAGATCGTCACCATCTTTTACTTGCAAGCCGTTGTACTGTAAATCAGTGTGTACGCTGGCATCACCAGATCCGATGGAAAAGGTCTTATTGCCTAAGTCAATACGCAGGGTGTTGTCTGTGCTTCTCAGTACGCCTGTGGTTACTTCCCCGAGATTAGCACTGATTGCACTAAGCTGATTAGCCAATATCCTCTCAGCGACCACCCAACCATCCGTGGTGATGGCCACATTGTAAGGACCATTAAATCCATTGGCGCTTCCTGCAATACCACTCTGATTAATTCTGAGCACATTGACTGCGGTATCAATATCCGGAGTATCCATCCACAATGTCTCATAAGGTTCATTGTTTGCGTTAAGCCGTGTTATCTGATATCCGCCTTTGTTGCCTGTCACCTGATTAATTGCAAGGTCATACAGCTCTCTGTATTCTGTGGATGCCTTTTCACGGTCATTCTTCATCTGCTGTACGATGTTGTTTATCTGATATTGGTTAGAGTTCTTAAATCCGCCTAGCTCGATTTTAATGTATCTCTCTGCAAGTGCATCGTACTGATACTTAATCACTCGTGCCTGCAGGTCGATGTCCAGTTCCCTGACTCTGATTTTAACTTTATCGTACAGGTCTATCTGCTCTAACAGGTCAATAAACTGCTGCACTGTGGTTACGCTCTCTAATTGCTCGTAGGTGAGCGTTTCGATTGTTTCATAGGTCAACTGCTCAAGCCCTGCGTAATTGTAGCTTACTTCCTGCTCTAATCGTGCTATCTTACTTAACTCCACAAAGTCCACTTTATAGTTGACTACAGGCTTATCTACGTTGTCTACGCTGTATAGATTGTTACAGTAGTCTCTCAGCACCTGATAGATCTGCTCGTCTGTAAACTCTTTCTGGTCATCCGTGAGTGCGACTCTGATTTCTTTCGTTATCGGTGTAGGGTAATTACCTATGAGCGGACTGTCCACATACTGCTCAGGGATTCCGTAAATCACCTGGTCTTTCTCATAAGTCGGATAAAGCCTTGTCACAACATTACTATCGTCACTATCATCTTCTATCCCGATAAGGTTTTTGCCTAGTCTTATCTCATATCCTCTATCAAGGCCGTCTGCATAGATTCTGACCTCCTTATTGTCTCTGACAAGGTTTCCACCCCATACATTCAGTATGCTGTTCTCTGCCCCTATAATCGCTTCTACGGGATTTTTGCGCACATAGTATGCTGTCTTCTGCTCTGTGATGTCGCTTAAATAAGACCACCCTGACCACCCTATATCGGTAAAGATACTCTGTAGTGCGCTGTTTACGTTAGCATTCGTTGGCCTTGTATCAATTAAAAGAGCGTTAGCCAAATCATAAAAGATATGTCTGGCATACGCTCTGATTCCATATAATGTTTTTACTATCCGGTATACCCGAAACGGCTGTGTTCCTCTGGGCGTTGGTGTGGTGATGAGATCTCTTTTATTTAACTGTGTTCCTTTGGGCAGTTCAATTTCAAGTTCGAAGATACCGTTGGCTTCTTCAGTAACTTCTGCCTTCATTGGATGGAGGACATACTTGTTATGATTTAATGCTGTTTCTGTCGATAAGTATCGCTTAATCATTACTTCTCCCTCCACCTCGGTATGATCTCAATTTCTGTCACGGTTCCGGTCCATGAGATGTTATTCACTCCTGGAGTCAGCACTGGAAATTCATCGCTTATAAAGTTATCACCTAGATTATCAGTGTCTTTATAGACATACTGAGATTCGCAATCAATCATGATGTATCCGTCTAAGATTGTCACCTGATAAACTTCTCCGTTTATGTCTAACTGTACTATTCCGGAACCTGTGATTTTAATCAGTGGCTCTGCATCGTGCGTTCCTGGATTTGTTATGCTTCCAGGTGTTGTTAAAACTAAAGGTGTATCCCCTGAGTCCAGATAAAAGAATGGAGGATTGATTTTAAAAGTTACTGTCATTTTATCTTTAACCTGCAGATATTTTTCATAACCTAAACCACTCGTAACATGAGCTTTAAAATAACCACCTGGATCTTTATCCGTTCTCAACCTTCCGTATCCATGCAACCAATCATTTATTAAATCAATCTGATTCTCATCAGAGACATAAAACTCCATTGACCGCTCATAAGGAAGATACTTCCATGTGTGTTCGATTGCCTCTGTATCGCTGTAGGGTATCGGATTGACTATAAGTTGCTCCTGTGCTCTCTGTCTCCTGCCCACAGAGAGGGTGGTGAGTCCTAGATCTATATTGTTTCCTGTCTTAAAGTCTACTCTATACAACTCCCACACCTCCTAGATGCTGCTGAGTCCTAAAATTGTTCTCTTCCTGTACCGCTCCGGCAATCACACCTGTATCAAGTACAATCTGCATGTTTCTCAATGCTTTGAGTATGTCTATCAAGAGTGCATCAGTGTTTCCTTTATCACCGACTGCATCCTTGATGTATTCCTGCAGTTTGCTTACTGGTGCAACCGCTTCAGGGCCTGCTTCTCCGACTCCCTGGTATCCGTATGGTGTGCTGAAGATTGTAGGCTTATCAAAGATTGCACCTGCAGCATTCCAGTTTACGCTTAGTTTAGGAACTCCATCTGTCAGCCACTTGATAGGATTCATGGACCCCTTAATGCTAAATGTAGGCATCTTGAGTTTTGGCCATTTAAATTCAAAGTTAAACAATCCTTTAATTTTATTAATAGCCTTTTCCACCGCATCTTTTGCTGCGTTGATTTTTTCTGTAATTGTGGTTTTTATCTTATCGAACGTTTCATTAATGCTTGCCCATAAATCCTTTGCTTTTGCACTGATTGTATCCCAGTTTTTATAGAGTAGGACTCCTACACCAATAACAACACCTATCGCAGCAGCTACAAGCATAAATGGATTAGCAGCCATTACAGCATTCATAATTCCACCTGCAGCAGCCACAGCCATCTGCACCGCCTTGAAAGCAAGGAATAATGTGTTTATTGTTTTAATTATCTTGAATGCAACAAATGACCCTAGCAATGTTGCCAGAACTGGTATTAACCAGTCCGAATTATCTTTGACCCATTGAATAGCATCGCCAATTTTATTAAATGCACCTTCTGCTGTTTCTTTGATTGCGGGCATATTTTCAATAACCCAATTCGCAAGGTTTTCGATTGCAGGCATGACAGCGACACCAACCTCAGTAGCTACAGTTCCGAATGATCTCTTTAGACTATCTATCGTATCCGTAAACTGCACACCAGAATCAATCGCTTCATCACTCATTACAATGCCCAAGTCATGAGCTTTGTTCTTTAATTCTTCAACGCTTTCAGAAGCTCCATTTATCAATGGTGCCATCTCTGACCCTGACCTGCCGAATAAGTCATTGGCTATCTTTGCCTTTTCCGCTCCGTCTTCCATTCCCTGCAACGCTGTTACAGCTTCGTTAAATACTGTTTCCTGGCTTTTCACATTGCCCGATGCATCTAGTACGCTGACGCCTAATTTCTCGAAAGATTCAGCACCTGCGCCTGTACCTTCGATAGCTTGATCTATACTTGTGACAAGTGTTTTCATGCCTGTCTGTAACGTATCGATTTCCATACCATTCTGAGAGAGTACGTATTCCCATTCCTGGAAACCTTCTCTAGATATGCCTATTTTTTGAGATAACTTATCGACTCTGTCAGTTGCTTCAGCACCTTTAAATGCCATTCCCACAAGTGCACCTGCGGCCGCTCCAGCTCCAAGCACCGCAGCTTTCCCCATTTTCTTAGCTGTGTCTTTTACATTATCTAATGCCTTAGCTGATTCCCTTGCCTTCTTGTCTGCTTTTTTCAGAGAATCAATTGCTTCTTGATCCTCAATAAGTATGGATCCAAATAGTTTAAACAATTCCAAAATTTACTCACCTCCTAAAATTTCAGCCATGATCTCATCTTTACTCCTTGTATCGATAACAATCTTTGCAGGATTCGCTTTCTCATAAAAATCGTCGAATGTCTCGTAATTATCCTTTGTGTAAAGCGGATATCTTGCAAGCCACAATCGGTATAGCTTTTCACGCATTTCTTGTTCTCTGGCTGTCTCAAGTAGTTTAATCGCATGGCTGAGAGGTAGTTTCATTACATAATCTATATTGCTGTACCGTGTAAGCAGGAGATCTTCCGTTTCTACTCTGTCAATTCCCCTGCTTGCTCTAAAAAATCCGAGAAGCCTTCATGCTCCGACAATTCGTTGAAAAATTCTTTTATCTGCTTAATATTCATCTTACTGACTTCTTCTTCTGTCATTCCTGTGAGTAGTCTGATTAGTTCTTTAACCTGCTTCTTAGCTTTATACAGGTTCTTTACAATTTTTACTGTCAGGTCCATCCCTATTCCCATAAGGACCTCTTTACCCAACTTCTGAGCATCATCTTTGCTCTCAAGCTTACTCACCTGGGTCTTTTTTATAATATCGTCTGCATCTACATTGAGTTCCATCTTGTCCAAAATCTCACTCATCAGAAATACACAATCTAAGTCAAAACTACGTTCTATTTTCAAGTTTCAGTCCTCCTTCATTTTAAAAAAAGAAAGGGAGAAATTAATCTCCCTATGCTTCAAATACAATATTCCATGGTGGGGTATCTCTTGTAGCTTCATCATAAGTTGCTGTGAACTCTAAGCTCGGAACAACTTCATTCTTATCTTCCAGTGTCCACTCAATGTTACCCATATTGATTGCATCATTGATTGTGATTGTTACTGTCTTACCGTCTTTTGTTTTTCCAGCCCACACAACATCATTGTGATCGCCTGCAACGATTTTCAGTGTGCTTGCGAGTGTCCCTGTTGTGTCTGTTAGCGCTGGATAATACTTTACCATCTCAGCACTGGTGAACATATCAAGAGCATTCACAGTGAGCTTAGCGACTTCTCTGTCGATAACTACTCTGCCTTTAACTGGCCCTCTGTCTCCATCAGCTTCAATCTCTCTAAACTCTCTTTCGATTGTAAGAGATCCACCGCCACGAGTTAACCCGATTGGTGTTCCGCCTACTGAAAAAGTACCATATCCTAACAGTATTTTTTCTGCTGCCATTTAACTTACCTCCGTTCTAATTAAAATAGCCTCGTATCACAAACCTGATGTTAATCAAGTAAGCTTCTACAAGGTCTTGAGCATCTATGCTCTGTCTCTGTTCCATTTCAAATTGTAAGTTCATCCCATTCTGTATGATTACACTGTGATTTAAGCCCTTTACGATATCATCGGCTAATGTTTCAACCGTCCTGACTGATTTCATCGGGTCCTCATAGATGTCTACATTGAGATAAAGGTCTTCAGATGGGTAAGTATCCATTACGCTCTCTATACGATAAACAACATAAGGATATACTCTTTCTTTAGGAGCCTTAGCTCTAAATATTCTGCTATGTTTTGTTGCTAAATACGTACCTACGATGTCTGCAACTCCATTGCTATTCATAGGCTCACTCCTTTCTTATCTCATCTAATGCCTCACCGATAGTCTTTTTAATCACTTCAGCATTCTTGACCACTACAGACTTGATTGGATCTTCATCTCTTCCGGTCATTATTCCACCGACAATACCAGGTCCTGCCCCTGATTTATTTGCAGTGATAGACATTTTGAAACCTATCTGTAAATCCTTTTCTTGTTTCCTCGCCCAATACCCGATTGTCTTAGACAGTATTTTCGTTCTCTGGTCAAAGTTCTGTTTCAGAGTGGTGGACCTTATTTCTCTCACAAGATTCTGTCCGATAATGTTCATTACTTTTAAAGGCTTCTCATGCACTTTATCGATTACTTTCTCTAAGTTCGATTCAAACGTGAATGGCTGTCTTTTCTTTCTAGCCATTACACTTCACTTCCTGTGTGGGTAGTTACTGTAAGCTCATATACACTGCCTTCAGTGTCAAAATAAGCTCTTGTGATTTCGTAAATCTTTTTATTGTATCTAAGCCTCTCATGGTTGTCATATTCGAAATCTCTTACTACAAATACAAGTTCAGGTTTTAACCCCACAGTTGCAGCCTGATAATGTTCACTGCTTCTTACCGATCTCTTAGTCGCATATACTGGCACATAAACCCAATCTTTCACTACTTCGAAATTAATTATAGTTTCAGTTAATTGACCTAGTTCTATATCCTCATCAAAGGTGTATTTGTTATACATCAGTCTCCACCACCTTGCCGTTGTGGATTATAAGGTTATGAAGCGCATATTGAAGATGTCTAGGCATCCCACCTTGTTCGCCTTTTGATTCATAAACCCAAGCGGAATAATTGATAACAAAAGAAGATATCAATGGATTTGACACATCAGCATCGATTTTCTTTTCATCTTCGAGCATGATTATAGTCGCATCGAGAAGGTGTTGTAGATATTGGTCTCTTCCATTCGATGCAATACCAAGTCTTATCTTGAGTAATTGCAACATTGTTTCTGGTGTCATTACTACACCTCCAGTTCAGATATCATTTGGCTTTTATTTAATCTACCGTCAAGCTTAATCCCTTTTGACTCTGCATATGCTAACAGTTCTTTTTTAGTCATTCTATTTAAATTTGTCTCTTCTTCTGGTTCTTCTATGACCTCTACCAACAAACCAGCCTTAGAGGAGTTTATGTACTCCTCCTCAGCCTTGGTTATATTTAATACCTGGTCAGTTGTGTAAAGGCACTTCTTATACCCGAAGGTCTTCAATACCTTTACTTTCATATGCTACCTCCTATGCGTTTGCGAGGTCAGGAGCAAATGTTACTGCATCAGCAGTAGGTGCTGCTTCAAGATCTTCCTGAGAAATATTGATTGCTACGAAAGCTTCTCCGAAAACAGGCCTTCCATCGTATCTTGCAATACCCTTAAATACTGTATTGTCTTCGATGAACTGAACGTGCTCAGACATAGCCAGTGTTACACCTTCTCTTTCTGCAAGCATATACAGTGATCCGTATCCACCGATAATTACATCTTCTGGAATGAAGTCAAGTTCTACGATGTCTCCACCAACAACTGGCATTGTTTTCGTCTGTCCTGAAACGATTGCTCCAGATGCATTAATTGTAAGCATTCTGGCCTGAAGCTTTCTGTAAGTCTTTGAAGACATTGCCCAGAATAGATTCCCGTCGGAGTAAGCACTTTCTACTACGCCAAGTTTTGAAACCAGATCTTTGTAGAATTCCACATCAGTAGCTGCGGCTGGGTCGATAAGCAGTAAGTTTGAAGTTTTCAGATTTGTCCACGTCTTTTCATTATCGCCATAATATGTAGGCTGTGCCGCCTCAGCAAGTCTTGTCACAATACCAACTGGCATCTTTGCGCCTGTTCCATAAAGGATTGCCTTATCGAGAGCAAGCCCGATTGCCTGCGCAAGAGCATACATGATTTCATCAGCAAGGTTCTCATCTGAGTCCTTGAGTGTTGCATTACAAACCGCAATGAATCCACCGACTTTGTATCCATCAACCTGAATCTGGTTGAATACGATATCCAGTTCGTTCAGCTTTCCGCAAGCCTCTGTCCAAATACCTTCTGGGATAGCACCCACGATATTCTGTCTAGCAATACCCTTGACAGGTCTTACATTGACCTTAGAGATAAGCTTTGAATACTGATGGATTGTGTCTCTAAGGATGTCAAGCATAACTACAGGGACTGTAAGTTCTGCGCCTGTTACTGCTCTCTTCTGGTTCATGAGATCTCTTGTTCTTTCAACAAAAGACTTAACATCTTCCTTTTCGATAAGTTCTCTCACCTGGTCTCTGTTCATGTTTCTGAAAAATTTAAACTGGTTCATTCTTGTAACCTCCATTGTTTTTTTATTTCTTTCATCTGGTTCCGCTTTTGGCGCTGCCTTTGGTTCTTTGTTCAGTTCATCAAGTTCTCTCTCTAGATTTTCAATCTCTTCAGTAAGAGTCCCTTTTTCTTTTTCGAGATCTTCTTTTTCTTTAGCAACCGCTTCAGTCTCCTCATCAACAAGTGCTAAATCTTCATCATTCTGCGCTTCTGCAATTGTAGCTTCCAGCGCAGCTTCTCTTGTCTCATTCTCTGCAAGTTTCGTTTCAATGTCAGTGATCTGCGTTCTAAGTAGTTCAACCTTCTTTAACAGTCTTAGTTTTTTTAACATTAAACTTTGCCTCCTTTAAGTTTTCTAAGTAGTTCCTTTTTCTTGTTTTCAAGATGCCTCTTTTTGAATTGTTCAACATCTTGCTTTCTGGCCTGTACCGATGTTTCTGGATATGCAGGAAAAGTACATATGCTGACTTCATGCAAGTCAACTTTTTTAAGTCTTGAGACAACATCTCCATTATCTAAGTAGGTATACTCTTCATCGAGAATGTTAAAACCAAAAGAACACTGGTCTACATCTCCTCTTTGCACTCTTGCATAAAGGTTCATTGCATCAGTGTCATCTTCATTGACTTCAATTCTTCCCCATAACCCCCTGCTGTCCACTTTCAATTCGAGACTTCCTGACTTGTTTCTTCCGAGAACAAGAGTTGTATCATGATTTGTTAAACCCTTGATGTCATTCCCAAGCGTTTCATTGAATGCGGATGGATCAACTTCTTCATGGAACCCTCTCCACAGTTCTGTTCTTGAATTAAATACAGCGAAGTAACCTTCGATATATTTCTTTTCTGTCCCTTCAGCTCTTTCAGCTCTAAGCTCTCCTGATATGATTGCTGATAATCTTTCTTTATTCACTACTCTTCACCTCCCTCTTTCGTCTGGTTCAACTTCTTTTGGTCTCCAATCATTCCAACTGGTATAAAGTTTTCTAGAATGACCAGTTCATTCAATCCCTCCATAGGCGTGAGGCCTACCCAGTCTCTTACTTCGTTTCCGGTCATAATACCTCTGATATAGAGATTACTTCCTACATTGGACAAATCTGTTATGTCATAGCTGTATAAGCTCCTGGGATTGAATTTAAAGTATCTGGTAGGTGAAACCAGTAGTTTCTGAGTAAGCTCCTGCTCAATTGCTTTTGCAATAGGAAGTATTGTTGAACTGATGAAATTGTTGTATTCATCTTTATTGAATGTTCCTACTCCCAATAAAAAAGCAGGTACTCCGAAGATTCCCGCTACTGTCCTTTTATCAATTTCTACCGATTTATCTATTGCTAAGTCTGTGAGAGAGAGTGGTTTAATCTGGTCCACCTTCACAAGATCAGCAGGCATAACCCAAGGTTTACCAGCCTCAGTATCCCCAACATATTTCTGTAGGATTGCATCTCTTCCCTCTTTACTTGTAAACTCATCTGTCATCGCATCAACCGAAATGATTACTGATGGTTTATATTCGCTGCTCATAAAAGCTTTCTTTGTGGCTGCCGCTTGCTTAAGATTTGTAAGCACATCGTTTAACGGAACTTTGTAACCCATGCCCTCATAAGGCCTGTCTGGATTAGGGTTTATTCTGAAATGAAGTATCTCATCGTAGTTGTATTTCTTTCCGTTATAATCTACAAAGTAATCAACGCCATCACCCATTATTTTTGCTTTCTTAGGACTTAAAGGCATTAGATCTTCTATATAGTTTTTTGAATCATTGCTTATGATCGGTAACACGAAAGCATTACCATTTCCATCGAGCAATAATGTATTAACTATATTCCACATCCAAGCTTTTCTTGTCATGTACTTGTATGGGTTAATATCAATCTTGTTTGAAAGCCCATCACGGACTCTTACATCTCCTGTGTCCGCATTCTCCATAAGATGTATAGTCATTGTTGATATTAGATCTGCGATTTTCCCTGCTGCAATTCTGACCTCCGGATTATCTGATAATCTGGAATATCCAGACACCGCCAAACTGTCTAACCCTGCGGAAAACCATAATTCTGAGTATGTCGGTTCTGCTCTAGTCTTCATTTTTTTTAGTCTCTCTAAAATTCCCACATTGTTACCTCCCTAGAGAAAATCACTAGCTAAAGCGCTGTTCTCCATATTTTCAATCATTCTTACTGCACCAAAAACAGTACAGTCAAATATATCTATCCTGGATGTCCCCCCATCGCCATCGACCTTTTCATACACAATGAGATCATCCGTTTTTTCAATGGCCCTCACATTTTCTGTGCAATACTCAAATGCTTCTGAGCCTAGATAGTAAAATTCACTATTTATCGCCTTCACTTCTATTCTTCGGAAACCTTGCGATTTCTTCCAATGGTACTGCGGTTCATCAACTACATTGAATCCCGCTTTTTTCATTCCCAAGAAAAACTCTTTACCAAACTTTTTATCGAATCCAATTTGTCTTATTTTGAATCCCATAGCTTTCAAACCTTTAAACCAATTGATTATGTCTGAGTAATTCACTGTTGGAGTATTACACATGTCAAGCCAACCATCTTCCTTCCAACCGAACAGTGGTATACCATCTTTTTCGGCTTTATCGTGAGCGGCCGTTATAGGAAACCACGCATGAGTTATCGCAATATCAATCCCTTTGTAGCTCCCATATAAAGCTCCTGCTGTTAAATCATGAAGCTTTGATAGATCCGCGCCTCCGTACCATTTAATTGGTAGTCTGGACAGATGTTTCATTTTCTCTTCTTTTGTCCAGTGTGATTTGATTCCTAACTTCTTCTCAGACTGCTCATTTGATAACCTGAATTGTTTGATGTCAAAATAAGCTCTCATCGCGGATGTATATACGTTAAGGGACTTCGATAAAAAGTCCTTTCTCTGCTGTGGGTCATTCTGTGCCTGGTATGCATCGTTTAAAATATCTTCAGGCCTTATTGTCACTCCATAAGCAGGATTCGCCATTTGATGAACAACTGGATTAAGATAGTCCACATTGCCTTTCTCATCTTCTGGCGCCTTTGCGATGAAAACATAGTATTGTTCATCCTTCACAGTGCCTTTTAGAATCTTTGTGCAATATTGAAGCCTTCTATAACAAAAGCTATTCATGTTATCGCCTGCTGTGGTGATACCTATCATTAGCTTATTGGTATAGGCTTTCATTGCTTCTTTTATAATGTTGTACTGTTTTGGTCTAGTGTATGCGTGTATCTCATCCGCAATTGCTAAGTTGCAGTTAAATGAGTCTTGTCTATCAGGGTTAGCTGCAAGTGCTTGTATGAAAATAGAGCCATCTCCCAAGTTTCCTTGGATAGAGTGCTCCTGGTTATTGTCTATTACTCTGAAGTTTTCTTTCTCCCCCATGTGATCAAGGTTGAAATTGATAAAGTTAAAACTTTCAAGTGATTGTTTTAGCGCATTAGCTGTGATATAACATTTCGCTCCGGACTTTCTGTAATAGAGTGAAAGAGACCACGCTAACGCTGCGGCGAACGATGTTTTAACATTCTTACGGGGTACAAATATAAAAGCTTCTTTGTATTTCCTGATCGTAGTTCCCACATGGTAAAAACCCATGATGTTGTATATTGCGAATTTATGCCAAGGTAAAAGTAAGAATGGTTTTCCTTGCATAGGTTCTCCACTAAGGGCCTCACCTTGCGCATGGACAAATGTTCTTTCTATCAGTCCTATAACTGTTTCTGCTGGTTTTGGGTCAAAGTAATACTCTTTGTTTGCAAGGTCTGAAAAAAACCTTTTAGCACCAAGAATCTGTTCTTCATTTGCAATGATATTCCCATCGACTATATCTTGTGCGTACTTGAACACCAGGTCATAGTTCCTAAACTTCTTCATAGATCCTTTAAAGCCTCTGCTAGAACAGATTTCTTTTCTACCTGAACTTTGACTCCATCAAACGTTTTAGGGTTCAAGCACAACCTATCTGAGTATGTCACGATGTCTTTCCTGAGATTCTCCAGCGTGGCCACAATGGCACTCTTCTTAGTTCCGCCTGCAGCGGTTTCGGTTTCATACTGATAACCACTTCTCACAAATTCTTGCTGAGCAATGTCGTATTGTATATTTAAGTCAGCATAGATCTCGATTAGTCTATTGTACTGTTCTTTGTACACATTGAGTTTCTTCATGTCTTCGATTATGTTATCAACCATGATATCTTTAGGACTTCTCTTGTCCACTTTTTTTCTCGCCACACTGTATCACCTCCTCAAAAAAGTTTTTTCCAGCATCTGTCTATTGGAACAAGT